CTACTTGGGCTGTCCCCAACGTCGACCCTGACGGTAAGTAAAAAAGGCCCCCTCGGGGGCCTTTTTTCATTGACAGCTGTCACACATTAACGCTTCAAACGGGTCCACTGGACACGCCACGCCACCAACAAATTCAACATCATCCATATTTAGTTCCTTTTTCACGCTAAGATTGTCCAGACGGTTAGGACAACTATGAAGATACTTTTACTAGACCTTGAAACATCACCTAACTTGGCGTATGTGTGGGGTCTCTGGAATCAGAACGTTTCGATAAATCAACTGGTCAGTTCTACCGAGGTTATCTGTTTCGGTGCCCGTTGGTACGGGCAACGTAAAGTCCACTTTAGCTCAGTCCACCATGATGGTAAAGCCAACATGCTTAAAGCTATACATGAGCTTTTAAATGATGCTGATGCTGTTGTGGGTTGGAACAGTGCGGGCTTTGATGTGAAGCATTTGTACCGTGAGTTTATTGAAAACGACATGCTGCCGCCGTCTCCGCATAAGGAGATTGATTTGTTTCGGGTGGCTAAACAAAGGTTTAAGTTCCCGTCGAACAAACTGGATTATGTGGCCCAAAAGTTGGGGTTGGGTCAGAAAGTGAAGCACAGCGGGTTCGAGTTGTGGATCAAGTGCATGGCCGGGGATGATAAAGCTTGGAAGGAAATGAAGAGGTACCAGATTCAAGACGTGAACCTGCTGGTGGGCATGTATGAGAAGTTTTTGCCGTGGATTAAAAACCACCCCAACCGGGCACTTATTGACGGTAGACCTGAGGCTTGCGTGTCGTGCGGGTCCGATCATTTGCAGTCTCGCGGTGTGGAAACTACGGGTACATCCCAGTACCGCAGGTTTAAATGTATGGATTGTGGCAAGTGGCAGCGTGGCAGTAAAAGCGAGGCTACGAGTACAATGAGAGCTATTTAGGAGGTAACTATGTCGATGTTGTCATCTGACGACAACCCCGGCACGTTTGGGCGTGACGAAAACCCTAAACCACCCGCCGAGGTGGTTAACGATTTTCACGAGAACAGTGACGTGGATTCGCGTGCGGAAGCACAACACCACACGTTGGGGCCTAACCCTACCCAGGCAGCACCTGGTAATCACACCCATGATGGTGGTGACTCTGCGCTAATCCTTGAGGGTGAGACAATTTCTGGGTCGCGGGCCGGTGATGCGTGGCGTTTGTCGGTCAATGCTATTCTTGTTCGTCTCGGAGCTGTCGACAACTCGACCTCGTAATGCCATCAAAGCCCCGACAACTAACACCGGCAGAGCTTTTACAGCTTGCCGTTGCTGAGCTTGACCAGTCAATCCACAAACCCAACATTCTAAATTATGGGGAAAAGGATTACCCGGAACAGCTCAGGTTTCACAAATCTGACAAACGTGGACGGTTTATTTCTGGAGGTAACCGTGGAGGAAAGACCGACGCCGAAGTCGTGGAATCTATCTGGTGGGCAACTGATACTCACCCATATCTTAAGCGACCTGCTTCATGGGGTTCTGGGCCTATCCAACTAAGGTTTGTCGTTGTCGACGTTGCTAAGGGTATTGAGCAGATTATTTTGCCTAAAATGAAGAGGTGGATACCACGCTCCTACCTGAAGGATGGTGATTGGTCTAAGAGTTGGGATGCAACCAACTACATTTTGACGTTTGATAATGGATCAACAATTGATTTTGTTACTTGGGGTATGGACATGATGAAGTTGGGTGGTGTTCCTCGTCACGGAATTTTCTTTGACGAGGAGCCCCCTCAGCACATTTTTAATGAGTCGATGATGCGTCTTATTGACTACAACGGGTTTTGGGTTATTGCGGCCACACCAACTAAGGGTATGGGTTGGACGTTTGATTTGCTGTGGGAGCCTGCAAAAGAGGGCAAAGCAGAGGAAATTGACACGTTTACTTTGTCGGCTGAGCAGAACCCGTACATTGAGGCTGACAATGACGACATGAACTTTTACATGATGGGGATGAACAAGGAAGAGCGGGATATTCGTGAGAAGGGTGACTTTGTTGCTCGTAGTGGTTTGGTGTTTCCTGATTTTGGCCAATACATTGACCGTTATTTAGTGGACTTTGGTCCTGGCGATGTGCCTAAGAACTGGGCTGTGTACGCCTCTGTCGACCACGGTTTGAATAACCCGACGGCTTGGTTGTGGCACGCAGTGTCTCCGACAGGGGATATTGTGACGTTTGCGGAGCATTACCAGTCAAACATGATTGTGTCGGAGCACGCACAGCTGGTGAAACAACGAGAGCTTAGCTGGGGCCGTAAACCTGACTCTGTAGAGCGTATGGGCGACCCTGCGATGCGACAACGCAATGGGGTGACTGGGACATCGATTATTCAAGAATATGCGCTCCACGGGGTTTACGTGAACGTTGAGGGCATACCCCACGATGTGATGGTTGGTATCGAAAAGATGCAAGCATATTTTAGACGCCGTAACGACACTCGTTGGGGCCCAGACCGGCCCAAATGGGTTATTTCTCGTAACTGTGCCAACTTTATTCGTGAGCTGAAGAAGCTGCGGTGGTCATCGTACAGCTCAGACAAAATGGCGTACGAGATGAATAAGCAGGAAGTTGTACACAAAAAGGACGACCACGCTTTCGACTCTGCCCGCTACTTTGCTACGACACGGCCTGATTTAAAACCTGTCGATGATTCGGCGGGTACCCAAGACGCTCCCACTACGCTAAGATACGAGGAGCTGCTTTTGAAAATGCGAGAAGACCCCAACGTCGAGTTCGCAGAAGATAGAGCACGAGATGACGGACCTACCGTTATCGCAGAATACGGAGATTACTACTAATGAGCAGATTCTTCCTAACGGACGCTCCAGCACTCGCCCCCGGTGTTTGCTGGATTACTAGGACAAGCAAAGGCCCATTCATTGACACAGGTGTAGACCTGAGCAAGAACGTCATTGACCGAGGCCGAATCTACCTGTCGGTAGAAGCACTACGAGAGATGGCTCAGTTGGCTGGGCTGTTTGACGAAGGAGAGCCTCAGACTGCTGTACTTAAGAAAAAACAGTGGTACGAAGAAGGCTACAACGACGCAATGAAGGAGCTAAAAAGCGATGTTATCAATAATTTTGTTGAGCGTGTTCTCACTGATTCTACTGTCCCTGTTGGTGCTGCAGTACCTGTGGAGCCAGAAAGCAATCACACAGCTGCTGGAGCAGCAGTCGGAAATCTTGAAGACGCAGCAACAGGAGCACCAGAAGTCGATAAAGACACTGACGGAGCTGAACTCAAAAGCGCAGGCACTAGTCGCTTCAAGCGACCCTCTCGCTTTTCAACAAATTCAAGCGATGAATCAAACTTTAGATTATAGTGGTTACCAGGACTACGACCCATCCGACGAGGCTGAATCGGAAAGAATTGCAGCCAGGAACCCTAACCTTGCAGCGGGAGACGACTTAGATGCCCAAGACGCCAGACAACTATTCGCTGAACTCACTGGAGTTGACCCAGAGTTCTACGGTAATTAAATTACCTGAGGACGGTTTAAACATTGAGAAGTACCGTGAAAGCGAAGAGGCTGCAAAGCTAGTTGCTTGGGTACAGTCCGAATGGACTAAGGCTAAAACTGCTCGCAGCCAAAAGCAGCTGCAGTGGTTTCACAACATGTCAATGTTTTATGGGCACCACTGGGTAGAGCAGACTCGCGGTAACTTCCCCGAAGACTACCGAGACAAACTGTTTACCCCGCGTAAGCCGTACTACCACCAGCGGAAAACCATCAACCGTATCCGCTCCTATGTTCGGTGGGAAATGTCGAAGATGCTCTCGTCATTTCCCACCGCTCAAGCCATTCCTGCGTCCAGCGAGGACCAGGACCAGCGTGCAGCTTTTGCCGCTGAGCAGGCTTGGACCTCCATCAGTGACTCTAAGAAGCTACGACAGCACATGTCGCGTGCCATCTGGTGGACCATTGTTACAGGTAACGGGTTCCTTAAGACACACTGGGACCCGTACTGTGTCGATAAAGTTTCCGGCGAGTACGGAGACATCAAGTATGGGCACGTAACCCCTTTTCACCTGTTCGTGCCTGATGTACGGGAGCAAGACATTGAAGACCAGCCTTTTGTCATTAACGCATACACTAAACCAGTGGCTTGGGCGCAACATTACTTCGCTAAAGAACTTGGCGATATTAAGTTGGCTCCTAGTACTTCTGCTGCTAACCAAATCCTTGATGAGGCTTATCTCAACCTTGGTAACAGTAAGGCACCGGATAGTGTCATTGTTTACGAAACTTGGGTAAAGCCTGGCGCTACTAAGCTTCTGCCTCAGGGCGGTGTCATTATCAGCGTTGACGACGTTCTCATCAGCGTTCACCGTGACGGCTTCCCCTACGGCCACGGCATGTACCCATTCACCAAGTTTGAGCA